TCAGCCGCTTCGCGCCAAAGATCGTTTTGAACTCCGGCAACTTGGTGTTGCGGCTGCGGCTGGCTGCGTAATGCTCTTTCAGTTCATTGAACAGCGTCTTCGCATCGGCATCGTTCATATCGAAAGCTACCGACCATGCTGCGTTGCTGGCCGTCGGTGCGCATGGTTCGCTGCGCTGGGTTGATGTGTTGAAGCGATGCGTCTGATGCAGCTTAGGGAATTGCAGTGTGACGTTTTTCGCCAGCACTTTCTTGAAGTCGGAAGTATCTGCCATGATGTTCTCCTCGTATTGGCAGTTTCAGAAATCAGTGAATACGTCTTCTTCGGGTTGTGCGGTCTGCCAGCGGGGCAGGTCGATCACGTTACACAAAGGCCAGCCCGTTGGGTAGTCATTGGCGGCTTCTGCGTTGGCGATTTTGTGCAGGGTTTCCGTCACCTTCAAATCGGCGGCTGCAAGATATTCTTCGGTCAGCGCATGGACGCAGACAGCGTGTGGCGCGTCTTTTTCCACGCAGACAAAATAGAACGCCAGATCACCAGCGCCGTGCAGCTTCATTACGCGACGGTAGAAGGACGCCTGTAAATCATACCCATACTTGCGCAGATCACGCGGGAAGCCGTCTGGGCTGGCATCCTGCGTTGTCTTGATGTCAAACATGATGCCTAACTGTGGAAGATAGCCGTCTGGGCGGCATTTTAGCTTAACGCCTGTCTGAGGATCGTCGGCAAAGAAGCTGCCTTCTGCGACCATCTCCGGCGCTTTGAGCCACATTGTAGCCACTGGATGTTCAAACACCGCAGCGGCCATTGCCTGTGCCAAATCATAGTCACTTTCGGTCAACAGGGTCTTGCCGTCGATGTCAGCGGCCAGCTTTAATTCTTTCCAGCGGTTGCCACGGCGATCTTCTGGCCCACGCATTACCAAATCCTTTTCAGGTTCCAGCAACATCGCGTGAACAGCCGTGCCAAGGTCGAAGGCTGTGCTGGATTTGTAAACCTTGTTCTTCCAGTGCAGCAAAGACTTCAACGCAACAGCTTTGACATCGCTGCTGCTGATCTCTGGCCGAGCGTGATAATCGGAGTTCGTTAGGTCTAACTTCATTTTTCATCACCCCTAGCGTGATTAACTGTAAATCTCACCGACCCATCCAAAGGACCGCTGGGCGGGCAAACGCGGTAGGATGTAATCGGGCCAGCCCTTACTACCCCGCTGGCAAATTGATAGACAAAGTTCGCAGACATTTGCCCGCCATGCACTTCATGCAGTGCATCAACGATGCTTTTCAATTCGTCTAACTTCATTTCTTTCCCCATCCATAATAAGCAATCAAAGCCGCTTCGGCCCTTCCGTCATCCTTCACCCGCGCCCACTGATCGCTGGCATCGGGAAAGTATTGGCTTGCCAGCGCACGGCTGGCGCTCTTGTCGGTTGTCAGGTGCATGGATTTCTTCCACGCGCTTGGGTCAACCTCGAAGGTCGGGATGCCCGCGAAGAACAGGCAAGCTTTCAGTTCACCGTAAGCTGTGGCGATGGTGACGGCGTTCTTGATGCCGATCATGCGCGGGAAGAACGGGCGCTCCAACCATGCGCATTTTACGACACCGATGTCGCTTATAAGCTGGCGCTTGCCGTCCAAGGTTCCCGGCATATCATAGGTTTTGACCGACAGATCGGATTCGTAATCATCCATGACCGCGAATGCGCCCTGCTTGCCGGGATCAATGCCGATGAGGCGGGTCATGAGTTCCCCGTCGCGATCTCGCCGCCGCAAGCCAGATAGCCGCAGCCGTCGATCCAGTTTTCAGGGTTGCTCATGTTGCCCTTGGCGCGGGCCAGCTTGAACAGCGTCATCATTATGGCGATATCTTCTGGCCCGACGAAGCAATCAAGGTGAGCCGACCAGTATGTGGCGATCAGACCGAAGTTGGCTTCGGCATCGCCGTGGGTGGCTGCGCGGTCTTTGGTTACATATTCTTTAGCCGTGTCCAAAATCTCAGACCGATTCATTGAATTTCTCCACATATTTGGTCAGGGCGATCAACGTGCTTTCCTTCGGGTCTTGGTTGTCGTTGAAAATCCGCCACATTGTCGAATATGACATTCCGCAGAATCGCGCAGCATCGGCGATCTGGTTTGGGATGATCTTCTTCAGTTCTTCCACAGTGTAGATCATGGGTGTCACTCCTATCGTGTTCTGGCAACTTATGCGCGGGCGCAAATGCCGTCAAGGTGGATTATTTTCGTCATGTGGTGATTTTCCATCTTGCAGGTTGTTGCGTTCGCGCATAGCCTCTGCATCACGAACTAGCAAATCGCAAAAAAAGGAAAACCCAATGCGTGAATTTCTCGAAGACCTGATCGGCTGCTTGTGCCTGTTTGCCATGATCCCCGGCCTGTGGTTTCTGCTTTACGGCTTCGGGTGGTGACGATGGCGATCAAACTTAACTCTAAGGACACAAAGCTAGTTTTGATTGGCCTAAAGGTTTACCGCCTTTACGTTGCCGACGAACCTGACACGCCAGCCAAGGCAACTGAGTTGGCAGACATTGACCGCCTGTGCGCGACTTACTTGCGGTCGGGTAGGGCGTTGGTCAGGGTGGGCAAATGACAGCTTATTACAACGAGTATGATCCCAAGGCCGCTGCATGGCTGCGGGAATTAATCAAACAAGGTCACATCGCAGATGGCGTAGTTGACGAGCGGAGCATCGAAGATGTCACACCAACTGAGCTTGCTGGATTTACTCAGTGCCACTTCTTCGCCGGCATTGGCGTCTGGTCCTACGCCCTGCGCCGCGCAGGATGGGCCGATGATCGTGCTGTATGGACAGGATCATGTCCGTGCCAGCCTTTCAGCGCGGCAGGCAAAGGAGCGGGGTTTGCTGATGAGCGGCACTTGTGGCCAGCCTTCCACCACCTCATCAGCCAGTGCCAGCCTGCAATCGTCCTTGGTGAGCAAGTTGCAAGCAAAGACGGCCTTGGTTGGCTCGACCTTGTATTGTCTGACTTGGAAGCAACGGGATACGCCGGGGGGGCGGTCGATCTCTGCGCTGCGGGCGTCGGTGCGCCGCACATCAGACAACGCCTCTGGTGGGTTGGAGAAAGGCTGGGCAACGCCAACAACCCACGACGCGAAGGGGACGTTTTACACCCGCTATGGGGAGGACGGGATAGAAGCGGGCCGGATGGCGGCGCTTCAGGATCAAGTAAAATTGGCGACATGGGCAACCCCGACAACGCGGGACCACAAGGACAGCGGCAACTTGGAAACGTCGATGCACCGTCAGAGTGGTCAACTGCGGGACGATACAGTGCCACGGCAAGCATGGATGGCGGGCTGGCCGACAGCACAAGCGTCAGACGGGTCGAAGGGGTCACGCACGATGGAAGGCTGCGAGGCGGAGATAGCGCGGAAGGGTCGGCTGGACGATCTACCGTCAACGGTGACTTGGGCAGCGGGTTGGCCGACACAGATGACGCAGACGGGCGCGGGCAATTCGGACTTCACGCGCAAGACAGAGGGTTTGTGCGGGAGGGACATAGCAGGTCACAATTTGGACCTTCCAGCGGAGTGGAGCGGCCCGGCCCGACTAACGGCCACTGGCGAGATGCTGACTGGCTCTTCTGCCGGGATGGAAAGTGGAGGCCAGTTGAACCCGGCACATCCCCGTTGGCTCATGGGGCTGCCGCCCGTGTGGGACGATTGCGCGGTTATGGCAATGCCATCGTCGCTCAAGCCGCGCAAGCCTTCATCGAAAGTGTGATGTGATGGAAACCAGCTATCAGGCCATGCTGGACCGCTACACAGTGGCTGATTGGAACGCGGTCATTGCACTACACCGCGCCGACATAGTGCGCCTACAGGCCCGCTACGGGTCACAGGCGGGCATCGCATGGGTGGGCGAGGAAATAGATATGCTGCGGTTCAGAATACAACAGGCCGAAACCCGCAAGGCCGCGCTGATTGCGCTGGCAAATGGAGACAACAGTGCAGACCTCTGAAATCATGGTTATCAATCGGCTGGATACGAACACAGCCTTTGCCGCGACAGTTGACGGCAATCAATCCGTTTTTATCCCAGCCAAAGTTGCGTCCAGCTTGGACATTCAGGTTGGCGAACGCTTCAACGCCATCTTGATTGCAAACACAACGCATCCCGAAAAGACGCCTTGGATGGCGATCCGCATCATTCGGATTGATCCATCGCAGCGGCCACAGGTGCAGGACGATTTGACCAAGATGATCTTGGCAGACCTGAGCGAAGGCGGGCGGGCCAGCGTGGAGGATGTGGCTGAGAGCATCAACTATCCGTTGATTAGCGTGATTGCCAAAATGCAGGAAATGGCGCGTGGCGGCATGATTAAACGGCGGACATTCTACGCCATCGACGAAGCTGATTTTTATGATGGCGACGAATGAGTGTCCAACGCAGGCCAAGAGAGCATGACGAGCAATTGCTGTATATTTTGAAACTTCGGCAACGATACGGCGCGGTAAGGGTGGCTGATTATTTGGGCCTTGCCAGCGCAAGGGTTCGCACGATCTGCAACCGCATCGTTGACGATGATGTCAAATGCAGCACCAAAGATGGCATCGAAAGCAAAGGTCAGGTGATGGCTCAATATTGGAGACGATAGGTGGCTGACCGATACGGAAACCGAACCATCATCAAGATGTTCAACCAGATCAACGCGCTTCGCAAGGCTATCCGCAGCGAAGGCACACCAGCAATCCAAGATGCGTGGGATAAGGTCGAGGAACATATCGACTTCATTTACATACAGAGCGAGGCGAAGAATGTTGATTAAGATTAGGGGCGTGACATATCCCAGCGTCAAGGCGGCGGCAGAGGCGCATGATGTGCGTATTGATGCCATCTATTCGGCTTTGAATCGCGGCAGGATTGATGAGGTTGGCACGGGTAAGTCCAGAAGAAAGCAGATCACCCTAAACGGCTTTACCTTCCCGTCGATTTCCGCTGCCAGCGTGGCCTTGGGTTTCGGTCGGACGTATCTGGGCAAGGCTTTGGTCAACGGCAGCGAAATCAGCCGAAACAGGGTGCAAAACGCAATCAAGGTTTATGAGGAGAAAACCAAATGAAACTTCTCGCCATCCTGCTGATCACATGGATCGACGGGTCGCAGTCTGGCTACAACGTGCCGACCGATATGATCTGCGGCGATCTGATGGACGAAGCCATAGCCTTAGCCCATGAGCATCATATGAGATACTCAGTTATGCGCTGTATTTACACGGATCAGATAGTTGTATCGCCAAGACCACCAAAGCGTCCAGTGGGTTGAAAATCAGAAGGCCGAAGGTTGCCCTTCGGCCTTCCTTGTTTCTGGGCGATCAGGCAAGCAGTTTAGCCAGCGTCTTCGGCCCAGCAACTCCATCAGCAGCCAGCCCGTTGGCTGTTTGCCATTTCTTCAGCGCAGCCTCTGTGGCAGGGCCAAACGATCCGTCAGCTTCCAAGCCAAGTTCAGCTTGCATCCGTTTCACGTTTTCGCCCGTGGAGCCTTTTTTCAACACGCCGGGAATGGCAGATGCGTGTGTGATCGGGGCTGGCACAGCGCCACCGAGGACAGCCAAGGCTTGCTCATAGTGCTTCTTGCGGTCATCGAGGCCAATCGTGCCGCCGTTCACCAGCTTGGTCATCTTCACGATGTCGCGCTCGTCGCAAGCAATGTTGATCTTTCGGCTGTTCCAATACCAGCAAGCCGATTCCAATGCTCCCTTCTTGGTCTGCAGATAGTCGATGGCTTGTTCTGGCGTCATGCCAACACTTTTTCCAAACGCAGTAATATTGTCACGCCCAGTCAACTGGACGATCCCTCTGCCTCTGAACTTAAAGCCATCCCCAGATGCCGTATCCCCATTGCCAAGACGATTGGCATAAATGAAGTTGGCGATTTTTTCAGGCTGCTTTTCGTAGTCGGCTGCATTGCGCCCAGCCTTGGAAAAATATTTGCTGAACAGCTTTTCCAGTGTTTCCTTCCGATAGCTCAGGTTCTCAGAGAGAACCGAAAAATTCATGCTCTCATGGCACGTTTGAGCGAAGAAGCCAGCGATGCGGTTGGGGGTGTTGATCTCGTACTTCGGCAGGATTTCCAGCGCGGCATCGGCCCACGCAGCGGCATCAGCGTTGCCGTGCAGTATATGGATGATGTGGTCTTTGGTCAGCATTTACATTCTCCTTATTCGCACCAAGATTGTTTCGCATCGCCTTTGTATGGACGGGCAAGGCCAGCAGAGATCAGGCTATCCGATAGGCTGACCCCGTCTAAAACGACCATGCCCAGCACGCGGCCCCCATACTTATCCCAGCCCTTGATGTGAATATCGACTTCTTTTGCCTTGGCAACGGCACGTTGTGTAAAGCGTGTTGCTTCCACTGCCTTCTTTGCCTCAGCTTCGCACTTAGCGCGAGGGGCTTTCTCTGGGGTGTCTACGCCGATCACCCTGATCGACAGCTTCGGCGGCAGAGTTTCGGGCAGGAAGTCCACCGCGATCTCGACAGTGTCGCCGTCAATGACGCGGCTAATTTCATAGGGAGTTGCGGCAAGTGGGCTGGCTGATAAAAGCAGGGCAACGAGCCACTTCATTTCTTCTTCCCCACACCTTTGGCCACAGCGCCGATCACATCGGTCACATCGCCCGTGACGGCGGTTTTGATAAGGCCTTCCACTTGCGGCGGCAAATCCACCTTGTCCAGCACCGCATCCGCGATCTGCCCTTTGATCTTTTTGCCAATCAGCGCACCCACCAGTTTACCGATCATTCTGTCTTCTCCTCAATTGGTTTGCTGCGGTTGTTGCCAGCGGCCATCACTCCGCCAAGAGCGCCAACGATGAAGCTGGCAATGGGTGTCAGCAGTTCGAAGAACTTGCGGTCGTTCTCGCTGCTTTCGCCCATAGGCTGGGTCACAAAAACCAGCGAATACAGGATCGTGAAGATGACGCCCGCGAGGATCACGACCAACGCGCAGCCGATAAAATATCGCAGCTTGGCTTCCAGTTCATCAGAATCAGTCTTAGCCATTTGTTCCTCCTAGCAAATCTTGTGGACATTGTTTCGTCGCCGTGCAGATCGGCGGCAGGCATTCTGGATTGGTCCAGTTGTCTGGGTTTTGGCAGGGATAACGATAGAAGCCATCCTTGCTGATCACAAAGACGGCAACGATGGCACAAGCAAAGACCAGCCAAAGCAGTTTCTCTTTCATCTCACCATCCTCATTGTGCCAACGGGTTGTCTAAAGCCCGTTGCAGTTTGCCGTTTAGCCGATCTTCCAACTCTTTCATGTCTTGGTCTTGCGACATCCGAAGCTGGTCGCGCCTTGTCTCGAACCGTTTTTCAGCATCGTCGATCAGGCTGCGAACCTTTTCCTCATTGGTCCTTACCGCATCTTCTGCCCGATCCACCTGTTTTTCAAGTTGGATGATGTCATCCTTCAGCCCGTTTTTGATGTCGCGGGCATAGTCCAAGGCTTCCTGCACCTTGGCATCCATCACTTCCATCTGTTGCTGATACGCGCCAAGGTCCATGCCAGCGACAGCTTCAACCTTTTGATACATCAGAAAGCCACCATACAAACCGCCGCATATAGTAGACAGCATGGCAACAGTCGCAGCGATGGTGGCTGGTGTCATCTCAATGCCAAGGATTGTAAAAGCCTTATCCTTTAGGCCGTCAATCCCATCTAGCTGATCACCAAGGTTGCGTGGCGTTTTCATGGTTCAAAATTCGTCTGATCTTCTTGCAATGCCTTCATGGCATCAAGTTCGGATTGCAGTTGCTGTATCTCTAAGCGCCGTTGCTGAAGTTCAAGAAGGTAAAGCTGGTTGCAGTCGATCCGCGATTTTGGCGCATTTAACGGAATGACAATGCGGGCAAACAAGCCGATGTCTTTGGTTTGAGGCAATAGGCCAGTGCCGCCAACATTGTTGACACCGCCAAGCACACCCAATTCAAGGTTGGTGCTGCCACCGATAGCCATGGTGCAATCCAACTCACCAGCGCGAAAGCTGTCGCTTTGGTAACTCATGGGTGACGTAGGTAGCTGCAAAGCCAACGAACTGCTGTCAGCCTGTGCGGCGCCGCTAACTAATGCCAAGATGACAGCCAGCCGCTTCATGCCTTTTCACCATCCAGACGCGAACAGATGCGCGATGAGACGATGGTGTTATCTTCTTGCCCAGCCTTTAACATTGACGTTGTGCAGACATAAACCACACGCTGCACATCGGCTTGCCTGATATAGATTTCAAAGGCTTTTCTGGCCCCTGATGGAACGTGCATAACACGCTGTGCCGATGCGAAGGCAATAGGTTGCCATTCGGCATCAAAAACGCCGACAGCAAAATACTCAACATCGTCACGCGCATTGAACAGCGATAGATCAGCTTGCATGATTTCTGGCACAGATGATGAATGCAGCTTTGGATAAGCTGGCGTCATTTCATGTGCCGCAACCGCAGTTGACATAAAGATCAACGCTGATGCCATCCGTATCATTTTGCGATGCACTCAGCTTGAATGATGGCGCGATAGGTCCCCGCGGGGAAGGCTTTGTTGAATCCGTATTCGGCGGTTGAATCGACCTTGAAGAAGGTTGTGCCAGCGGTGGTTAGGTCAAACTCAGTGGTGGCATCATATTCAACTTTGTCGGCATCATAGGCCGACATATCAGGGTCAGAGACGTTTGATACAGATGTTCCGCCTGTCCATGTGACAGTATCAATTAAGGTTGGGCTGGTTGAAAACGATGTCGGATGCGTGATGCGGGCGATGTAGTAGCCAGCCAGCGCAACATCATATCTGATGCTTGGCGTAACACCGCCATCAGCAGGGCTGGCACTCAGCTTGCTTGGTGTAGGGTTGCCGTAAACTCCAGTGCGGTCGGTGCGGATGATGCACTTGGCCTGAACATTGCCTTCGATCTGGACGTTATCAGCCAGCGCAATTTGTGGCAGCAAGGCCAGTGCAATGATTGCAAGATGTTTCATGTCAACGTCCTTACTGATATTGCAGATCAATCATCTGCTCATGCAGCACTTGCTGCGCTAGGCCATTCCGCAGCCCACGGCGGTTTTCTGGCAGTTTGCCATCGACCAACATGGGTGCATCCGCGTAAGAGCCGCCATCAAGTTCTGCGGCATAATAGGCGCTCATCTCAGAAGTATAACCCATTGCGACCAGAATAGCATCCTGAGAAATGCCATTGACCAAGGCCAGCGCGTTCTTGGATGCAGCTAGGCCACGCTCTAGCCTTGCTTTGCGTTCCTTATCATCGTTTTGATCTTCTTTGGCTGCTTCTTCGTCTTGATATTCCTGATCTGTTTTCTGGGTTGCGATGCGATATGCTTCATCTTTCAAGGCATCATAGCTTGCCTGTTCTTCCACAGTCACAGGCACAGTCGGCGGTTCATAGCCTTCGCAAGATGGGCTGGATTGCGGATTGGCGCACTGATCAACGCGATAGGCATAGATCACAGACGCATCCGAAATCGTGCCTTCGCCTTCGACCTCAATTGAGCCGATGCCCCAATACTCCAATGGGATGTTAGAAACTGGAATGCCTCTGGTGATGGTATTGCCAGCAAGGCCAGACCAATCATCTGTTTCGCGGAAAATGTAACCGCTGCCCAACGCGTTTTCGTTTTGCACATGGACCAAGGCATCTGCGGCTGGGTCTTTGCCGATGGTATAGCGGTAGTAAACGCCAGTGACATCTAGGCCAACAACATCGGGCATGATGTTCACCATGTCCCACGTTATGCCACTGGATGCGGCATTCCCGCTTGTGCCGTAGCTATAGGGGTCAGAGTGCGATAAGGATGCCCAAGACGCCAAGCAAAGCGCCAATGCCCATTTTTGTTTTGCCATCAATGCGGCCCTTCTGGTTGCCTTCGGCGCGGTCTGGGTCGGCTTCCCATGCCGCCTTTGCTTCCTCGCCGATCATGCCATCGTATGGGCATGGTGTGCCAGCATCTAGCATGGATTGGAAAACCCGTTCATCTTGGCACATGGTTGAAACTGCGGCGACCTTCATGCCCATATCATACAGGGCTTTGGCATTCTTGAGGCGCTCACAGTTCATATCGCGCACAGTCTTGCCCGCCGACAGGCCGAGGATTTGAGTTTGCACTGCGCCAGCGATGCCGACAGTGCAGAGATCGTTTCCGTTGCCCGCGCTGAACTGAGGCGAAACTGCCGTTGGCGGGGGCGAAATCACAGTGGTGGTCATCTCGCCTGTGGTGTTCACAGAGCCGTCAGAGCCTGACCATGTGCATATGTAGCCTTCTGGGCATTCTATTGGTGCGGTCTGTGAATGCGCGATGGCAGCGGCAAAAAGGAAACCTAGCACAATGATGCAAATGACGATGATCTGATCTTTGTCTGGCTTCAGCTTCATTTTCTCAGCACCGCTTCGATGGTATCCAGCTTCTCAAAGATGCGGCGAAAATTCTCCCGCATTTCAATCGACTCTTTATCATGGGCTTGCTTGGTTGCCTCATGCACAGCTTGCAGCACGGCGATCTGGGTCGCATGGCTTTGCTGGGTGCGATACATCATCAGCACACCAGCCGCGATGGGGGCGACGATCCACTGCATGGTTGTGTTGATTACGTCCAGAAATTCCATGCTCATGCCTCTGGATAGGGAAAGCGGGTTTTGATCTCTGCGACCTTGGCTTGCCATTCTTCAACAGTTGCTTCACCGCGTTGCGACATAAAAAACAGCGGGTCGGCCTCTGCGCGATATGCTGCCGCACGGGATGCTTGCTGTTGTTCCAATGTCGGCGGTTCAGGTTCAGGTTCAGGCAACGGGATGAACACGCCATCCACATAGCTGCCGCCAATCTGACAACCTTCAGTGGCTTCAGGCCAATCAGCGCACCAATCTGGGATGTTAGTTGGATCAATGGCGATGATGTTCGTGACGATACCGTTTTTTATCTCAGCTTTATTCATTATTTGAACTCCATGATCATAATGACGCCAGCCGCGCCAGAAAAACCAGAAGAAGTAGTGCTGCCGTTTCTTCCGCCGCCACCATTACCATATAAAGTTGCTGCTTGGCTTTGCTTGGTTGGACCGCCCCAGAAAGAACCCCCACCCAGACCGCCAGAACTTGTAGTGAAAGCATTCGCCCCAAAACCACCTTCTATGTTTATGATTCCACCAGAAGCCGTCCCTCCACTGCCGCCACCAGCGCTGCCTTGACCACCACCACCTGTAAGACTTGATAAAGTTGATGAGCCTCCATCGGAACCATGACCAGTGCCAGATGCACCACCAACCCCCGCTGCCCCAACAGTTGCAGTTACTGCTCCAAGAGTTGTTAGGTTTAAAACACCAATTGCAGTTGCACCACCACCACTACCAGCTCTTGCGTTGCTGGTGTTGCTTGTTCCCTGCGTTCCGCCACCCCCTCCCGTAACAAAGGCAATGCCATACTTATAACCAGAAGTTGGCGTATATGTTCCAGTTGCGGTAAAGACTTGGATGTTTACGCCAGCGGCGGGGTTTAAAGCAGTAATAGCCTGAGCCACCCGCAAAGCCGTCATGCCTTTAACATTGTTTGTCCCAGCCTCCGCTTCGGCCTGTGTCGCTGGCAGGAAGTTTGGGTTAAACACGTTGTTGGTTTGGTCAACAGTGCCAAGCGTGATCCAGCCAGAGTTGGCCTCGTTACGCATTTTTAGCAGATCGTTGGCAGTGTCATACCAGATCATGTTGGCGTAAGTTGTGGTTGGCGCGGTCGCACCGCTATTCTGGCTTGCGATGGCTTGGAACAAGCTGTTTAGATCAGCGCGGGCCGCTGCTGATGCTTGGTTGTCTATCACATAGTCATGCTGTGCCATGTTGTCCTCAGTATTGAACGCGGGCGGTCAGCCCTGTGATGCTAGGCGTGACACCAGCCGATGCTGATGCCAACTCTATCTTAAATTTGAAGGCACGTCCATAAAAGTCGCCAGCAATGATTTTCTGCCATGCTGACCATGTTGGAGTGCCAGCAGGGTCTTGCTGGGTGACGGATATGTAAGCCACCACATCAACATCAGCGATGCCTGATGATCCGCTCCAATCATCCCAAAGCCCCGTCCACGAATCCCACAAGATGCTTTGAGAAAACATCGTATCCCAGTTAGTCGAATTGCTGTCTAGGCGAACCAAGTTTATATCAACCCGCGATCTAACGCGACGAACCGCAAGAGTGTCGATGTATCCCGTGAACTCATAGGTTGCCAATGCCAGAGTTATTTTGCCAGCAACAGTTTGCGATCCAGTTGCTGTGCTGGCATAAGAGACAGTCGTAGTTGTGCAAGCTGTTACAACAAAAGTGCCGTTATAGGCTATAGGTGTAACCCCGCCAACAATGATTGTTGATCCAATTGGGAAAGGTGCGCTTGCCTGAACTGCAAAAGTTAGCGTTGCCACGCTGCCATTTCCAGAAGCGGCAGTTGTGGTCATGTTATTTATTCTCAGCGAACTCGATGTGACCGAACAGCCAGTTTTTGTCCCTGCAAAGGTCGGGCTTTCCACATCCGTCAGGTTATTAGTGAATGTCTCCAAAGCAGCCGCTGGAACCACGATGCTGGTATATGCCGCCGATCCGTTGCCTGTCTTGTCGTAGGCTTTTATCATGTATGTGCCAGCCCGTGTCGGCACAGCCACCGATGTGGCGGGTCGGGAAACCTTTGGCACAGCCGTTGTCGCGCTGCCGAAGGTTGCCCCCGATTCTTCCAAAGCATGGCGCACAAGGTAATAAGACAGATCAAGGCTTCCCAGTGCTGCCCAATTCAGATTGATCGTGCTGCCGTTAAGGTCTGCCGATAGGCCCGTGACATTATCAGGCGGAGTAATGATGCCAGCGACTTGGAAGTTGGAAACAGTTGACCAAGCCGATTTAACGCCAAGCTGGCTGATCGAACGAGCGCGAAGGTCATAATAATCAGAGGTGACATCAACCCATTCATAGATGCCCAAAGGTCCAGAACCGATAGGAACCCATGCTGATGCCGATGACAATTTGCCTTCGACCTCAACGCGATCAATAAAGTTGACCTCGCTTGCTGTGGTCGTGATTTTGATTACGCTGGTGACTTTTTCGCGGAACACGCGCACTTCGGAAACAACAGACATACCGACAGTTTGAGCCGCGAAAGGCGATGGCAAGTTTGTATTGTTGCCTATGATTGCGCTTTCTTCCGCCGTCCAATCAAACGCAGCTTCGCTTGTCTCGCGCAGTTCAAGGTTAACCCGCAGATCACCAGCATCTTGGTTAGCGTAGAAACGCCAGCCAACCACCTCAAACTCTTTTGCCGTCCAGCCGTATCGGTCATTCGTAAATGCCACGATGTCGCCAACCTGAACTTCAAAACCAGCCATTCCAAATTCGGCGGTCAGCGTCATCTGCTCTCGCCCACGGAACAGCGTTAGCTTGGAGATACGCTGTGCGCTGGCTGCGGATGTCGTAAAAGGCAAAGCCAGATCAATCGGGCTGTCAACGCCGTTGTCTTCAGACAAGAACGTGGCGCTTGTCAGCTTTGGATAGTCAACTGTGATATAGCCCTGCGCCGCATCGTTGAACGTGCCGACCACAGAGTTAAAGATTGATCCCATAGATTGCCGTGTTTGCAGTGAGATAGGCCCACGCAGATCATCTAGCGTAAAGGTCTTAACCGCTGGCGTGTAATAACCGACCTTTAGCTGCCAATCGCCTTGGCCCCAGAATGTCGTGCCAGCGCAACAGGTCATCATTTGCTGCAAGATGTCGCTTGGCGTTTGATCCGCATTGATCACGCCATTCATCGTGTAACGCTTTTCTGTGCCGCCGACAGCCAATGTCACGTTCTCATCGCAGACGTTAGCTGATGCGGAGAATGTTGTGTTATTTACCGCAGCGTCACCAAGCCCACGGCTGTCTGTGATGTAATCACGCACACACAAAGCCGCGTTGGCTGAAAAGCCAGTTGTGGTTGTGCGCGGGTCATAGACCTTCTTGCCCTGCACAATCGCGGTGAACATAGGGATGCCGTTGGGGAACACATCCTGATCGTATTCAAGGCGAATGTATAGATAGGCGATGCCGTTGCCGACAAAGGTGCTGTTGATCTGGCTGCTTTCAGCCAACAGCAACGCGGGGGCAGTTGTCTGGCTTCCCGTGTATTTGATAATTCTGATCTTGCTGGCCCAAGACTGCGATGTGACAAAACCGCTGCCGTTGATTGTGGCGATCTGGTCATCAATATAGATGTCATTGATGGCATTAACTTCATGCCCAGCCAGCGTCAGGATGATGTGCAAGAACTTGTTGCTGCCCCCCGTGGCCTCCATGTAAGTGATCGTGCCGCCCTTGCGAACAGTGCCATAGATGTAATCATGCGGTGCGGCGGCTGACCGAGCGTTGACCAACGTGCCTTGGCTGCTCATGCTGTCTAATGATGGCTTCGGAGCCAAAGCCTTGGTTGCCCAAGATGTCACCAATGTAGTGGCAACATAGCCAACAGCATATGTGACAACTGCTCCCGCGCTAATGCCAACCGCACCAAGGATTGCAGCACCGACAACCTGTGGCATACGGGGGGCAACTGCCCAGATCGACAAGCTGGTTGACCCAGTAAGCAGCTTCTTGAGAGGTGTCATTCTTTAACCCATGCGCTGTCGATGTATTCTATGGGGTAATATACCACACCCGTGTCGGAAAGAAACGCCGCGCTTGACCCTACGGATATTCCAAAGCCAGACCCCAAATATCCCGCGTTCAAGAATGTCTCGCTGGATGTCACAAGTGCGCCTCTTGGCGGCACATCATATGACCGATCCAAACGATCAGTAAGCATATCTTCAAGGCTTTCATATCCATATTCGCGCCTGATCTGAACCCGCGTCATAGGTGCGCCACTGATCATGTATCGGTTCAACAGATCGTCGGCCCAGCCTTCGCCGTCCATGCGCCTGAAGGCTTCATTCGTGAAGATCAAGCAATCCCAAACGCCCCATTCAAACGGCCTATCTTTGACCTCTTTGAGAAATGAGTGCAGTTGGCTTATGCGGTTTTCCGACCCCATACAATGTCCTTGTCCTGAAGGTCAGCCACATAGCTAAAAAATGTATCTGTAGGATAGCGCGATTTCTGGCTTTCATGGGTGTAACGGCGAACACGCGGGCGGTTTAGTTCCACCAACTTGCTTTCGACTGTCAGCGTGATGTTGGATGTTTCACCGCTGTCTTCGATTGACATGGTGTTCATGTAGCCGCCAAATATCTCCACAAAGTCGCTGACGTTTGTGACGCCCCATAGGATGCGGCAAACACGCCGCTGGTAAGGTTCACCAAGCGCAAGCGATACGATACTGCTTGCGATGCCATTAAGCGAAATTGTCGCAGCCTTAGCCGACAGATCGTTGACCTCATCAATGCCGCTGATTGAAATAAGGTTGCCAGCGCCAAGATAGGTCTGACCATCAATTGTGCGGTCGGTGTAGCCCGTCCAAAGCCTGACGGCGCCGCCGTCAAACAGCATTTCGACTGCGTAGAAAGGGTAAACTTCAGGCTGCGTTAAAGCTGCAAGGATTGCGGCTGGGATTGAACGTGCCATCAGACAGCCTCCATCGCGCCAAATGTCATGCCGTATATAGCCGATTCATTGATTGAAAAGGCTTGCTCGTTGCTGGATAGCCTGAATAGCCCCTTGGAATTGCTAACAGTGACAGTGGCATTGTCGGCTGGTGCAACACGAATGTGAGGCCAGATGTCTAGAGTTACGTTGCCGCTGCCGTCGCTGTTTGCGTCAGCCAGCACCTTGTGCAGCCGTGACGAACTGCCGCTGCCAAGTTGGATATAGTCACCAGCTTTCAGCCAGCCCGTTGTGCTGTTTGTTGCCCCATCAATAACCAGCGTTCCACCCGTTTGCGATCCGCCATTAACTAGCGGTGTGCCTGTTGCAACACCTCTAGCAGTTGCGCCCATCGGATCACCCATTAGGAATGTTCCAAGCTGCCCACGCAGGCTGATCAGCCATGCCACCCACTGTTCAGCATCGGCCCGTTTCATTGGCGGCAGGGTGATGTCTGCCGTCCACATCTGGCCCGGATAGGCAAAGGCTTGTCCAGAGAAGGTGAACGGCGATCTGCTGTATGCCACCGCGTTTATGGCCCGCAGTTCAATTTGAGTTAACCCTGTGTGCGTGGGGAGAGCCAGAGGATAGGATATCGTCATGCAAAGGCACTCCCATAGCTGCCACCGCGCTGCTTGGCATCCAGCACAGCCCGCTTGGCGCTGTCAGCGATCTGCGGCATCAGCGACTTGATCTCTGCACGAACCGTCTGCTGAACGCCAGTGGTGATGTTGATGTTTTGAACAACAGTCACGCCGCCGCCGCCAAGCTGGTTGTTAGGAACAACGCTGCCATTCCGCGACGGCACGATGATCTCAGGCCCACGCTCACCGACCATGTAGGGCTGGCCGCCAGTGACCGGGCCACCCATTGCCCGCATTCCGAACAGGCGACCGATGCCGCCGAGCAAGCCAGTTCCCGCGCTGGTGGCACTGCCAATTTGTCCAACCAAACGCTGCACGACAAGCACTCGATACAGTTCCTTGATGATCTCAGCGGCCATGCTGCGGAAGGCATCTTTGGCGCTTGTCGTGCCATCGACGATGCCCATAAATGCGTCTTCCATGCTTGACTTGATCGATTCGCCGATCTGCTTTTGCACTTCAGAAATACGGTTCAATTCATTCATCTGCTCAATCTGTTGCGTCAGACCTTCATACGTCGTTGCACCGTATTTTTTCCAATCAATGCCAAGCGCCTGAATGACCCTTTGCTGGGCTTCGGTCTTGCCAAGCAATTCTGTCTCAAGCGCAAGCTGATCACGCAGGGTTTTCAGAGGGTCTTCTTTTGCAGTCTTTGCTTTTGGAGCCTCTGGGGCAACGTCTGGCGCTGCCATCCGAGTTTGAGCATAAAGTTCATAAGCCCCACGAAGCTTAAACTCCTGTGGGTTTATGTTAGCCAAATTTTGCGCTTGCGCTGTGATCTGTCCATAAAGCGAGTATTGTTGGATCAGCAGTCCAACAGAAATCTCTTGCGATTTTATGTATTCAGCATTCGCGTTCTGAATAGCAATCATCTGCTTATAGATGTCGTTTCCAGTTGCGATGCGCTCTCGCTCTGCATTGCCGATATTTGTGTAATATGCCATTTGAACGGCAAGCAAACCCTCTTCGACTATCTTGGCTTGAGCCAAGGCATCGCGCTTTTTATTAATTTCATCAAGGATTGCTTGTTGCGCTGCAATCTGAGCCTTCAAAGCTGACATTTCTGTGATCAGTTCTGACTTGCTTGCATCGGCCCTGCTTTTCGCAACATCGCTGTTCAAAGCCATTTGCTTCTGCGCTATTTCAATTCGCAGAGCCAAAATGCTTTTTAGAGCAGTTGCTTCAGCTTCAGTCTCAACATTAAAGTTTAGCATATCCATCTGAGCAGATAGGTCTTTGCTCATATTCTTCAGTTCGCTCATCGCATTTGTAAGGTCTTTCGAACTTACGGCAGACTTCTCCATAACAACTGAAAACGCAGCAAAAACAGCAACACCAGCACCAACCAAAGAGCCAATTGGCCCAAATATCTGCAAAAGTTGTGGCGCTTGCTGGCCGAATGCCTGCATTTGGTTTGTGCCGTTTGCCAACTGAACGGCAAAGTCACCAACTTGGAAGCCTGCTTGCTGCAAGCCACCAAGTGCAAATTTACGAAAGTCTTTTGTTACGGACCCGGCAATACCAGCGGTGCGCTGAAGTTCGTTCTGCACTTGGCGGAGCGGAGCGGTGGCGTTATCGACCGCCTTGAGTTCAAAGAGAAGTCTTTCGCTCATTTTTTCTCTCGCTCTTCCAAGACCATGAAGTAGGCAACCCACTCATTATACTCATCAAGCGAGATATTCTCAATCTCCGCGATGGTGCGGCCCAACCTGTCAGCCAGTGCTATCACGTTGAGCCTAAATGGGTTGCTCCTCAGTTTTTTGCGTGATCCTCAGATGACTCCGCATTGAATACAGAATTGAACACGCGGGCGATTAGCAACGGCGGTTCACTCATCAAGATCGGCTTGTCTTCCAAGGTGAACGCGCTGGTTCCCTTTTCGTCTTCGCACTTTTCGATGATCATTTCGATCATGCCACCGAGCGATGAAGACACAAGGAAATCCTTGTATTTGCGCTGCACCTTTTCGATGTCACGGGCGTTGACCTGTGTGAAAAACAGGCGAAGAGGTTTGCCCCCTTCGCCCCATTCTTCAACATCAACAAAGCCACGCGGCTGGGCGGCACGATTGGCTGCGATGCGCTTCGCGATACTCATTAAGCAGCCGTCGCTTGAGTTAGAGCGCCAGAACCTTGACAGGTGATCGACATCTCGACCAAGCCGTCATAAGACGCCGTGATCGTGCGACCCGTGACGATGGCAGACCCCGTGTAATAGATGTCACCAGCGGTCGCGCCTTCGGGGTAGAGGTTGAGCGTGACCGTCGCACCGACAGTCAAAGCGCCTTGACCAGTTGTGTTGGTTTCATCCCATAGGCAATCAATAGATGCCGTGTAGGTTTTCAAACCAGCCAGATAGGTCCGAGCGGTATCGCCCATTGTGCTATCATCAATGGTGTCGCCCGTCTCTTCTACCGAGAACGAACGGATTTCTGCGATTGCGTTAGCGCCGACCTTGACGGTCCCTTCAACGCCTGAGTGAGTAGCCATAGGAGCCTCCTTATCTGGCCGATTCTACGTCATCGACGCTAGTGATATACCGAATGGTAAACGTCAATCTGGCGATCCCGACGGGTTGTTCAGTTTCACCAGAAAAGTCGATGCTGGTCGATGTTAGCACCGATTGCTTTGCAAGACCATTGAGTGTGAAGTCCGCACCAATGGTTTCTTCGATCTGCACCGCGATGGCATCCAAGTTGTCATCGAGCGAAGCATTCGCGTTCTCATATACGTCAATGGACACTTCCAGATCACGCATCAATGTCTTAACGCCAATCGTCATCAATCCAGACGATTCCGACCCAACGTAGACCGTGACAGCAGGAAGCTTTGCCTGTGACAGCGGATAAACCCGCGTCTTGTAGACGCGGCTGGAAACCAAGGTCACGCCGCTGGTCAATATGGTGGCAATCCTGTCGCGGATTTGCTTGCGGACGTGCGACATTATTGCTTCTCCAATTGAACGGATGTTGACCCAGTGCCGTCGTGTATCCACGCACGGACCTTGTAGGTCACGCCGCCGATAACCATGCTCTGATCTTCCGCAATGGCCGGCACATCAACTGTGCGACAGGTCAGCCGTGGCTGCTCTTGGTGAACCGTAACAAACCCGCCCGCCGAGACAGGAACGGTGTCATTGTCAAAAATGCCGTTGATCGTGCCGCCACTGTAAGTGACCGCAGCCGCAAACTCATTGACATTGAACATCGCCGCCAGATCAGCAGCAAACGGGATTGCCATATCAAACCTTCTTGCGCGTTGTCAGTTTCGGCGCATCGCTAGTTTCCAATGCAACACTGCGGTCAGCAGGCGCTTCCTTGGTAACCGTAACTTCCTGAACACGGCCCATTGCCGTGAGGCTTTTGCCTTCCTGCTCAGACAACTCGATAACATCGCCAACGGAGCGAGATTCACCGCCAGCAACACATCCTCTCAGAACCAGATAAGACATCTTAACCCCCTGTTGAGATTGGGGGCGACCTACGCCGCCCCCATTCCATTTCATTATTACACGCCGTCGTTGTTGTAGGCAAACGACACGGCATTGCGCACAGCCACATCGACGGTCTGCAATGCGCGGATGCGCACGTTGCCCGAAGAGGCGCTGCTGTAGGGATCGACCAAGATGTCGAGGCCACCATACATACCGATCAACAGGTCAGCGAAGTTGCCGAAGAACAGGTCGCCAGAGGTGACTTGGTTCGACACAATCGCACGGTAACCGTTGATCGTGTTGCCGGGCTGCTCAACCACAAACAGACCTTGGCCGGAAGCCTTGGCGGTGGTCTTCAGCGCGCCATACATACCAGCGGGCAGGATGTAGGCGAGGTTGCCCAACAGAGCGTTATCTTCGGCGACGAAGGTTTCAAGCGCCACAACTTCAGCGAAGGTCGGGTTGACCGCAGCGAAAGAAGAAGGCTTGTTGACGCCGGAGACGTTCTTGATGCCCGTGGGCTGGCCCGAAGAGCCGGAGCCTTGCAGGGCGCCCAAGTCGATAGCCAAAGCGATAGCGCGGGACAGATCGTCACGAACCAAAGCTTCAATATCAAGCGAGGACTGCATCATCATCAAGCGGGTCAGATCGGTGAACGCGCCGAGGGTGCGCGGAGTCATCGTCACCGAACCGTCGGAGAACTCAGATTCCGAAGCAGCGCCGCCTTCCGTCGAAATCCAGCCAGCGGACGATGCTGCCGTTTTCTTCGGAATGGTTACGTTACCCTTCAGACCCGACAGCATCGTCGCGCCAGCCTGCATCACCGAGGATGCGTTGCGCAGAACGTCGATGAAGTCGCCACCACGGTAATCCTGCTGAACCAGCGCCGAATCGTCAGTGGTGTTCAGGTCGCGCTTGGACCAAGTGCGCAGAACGTCAGTCGGGATCATCAGACCACGGGCTTCGGTTCCGTTGGCACGTTGGGCAGCAGCCGAAGCTTCAAACTCGAAGCGGGCTTCTTCCTGAGCGCGGCGGTCGGTGGGGTTAGCCATCGCACGGATCGCGGTCATCAGCGAGAACTTACGGACTTCCTTGGCGGTTAGGCCAACGTCCTGCGTGTCCAAAGGCTTGTTGCCGATGGCGTCCAGCAGTTCGCCACGGAACTCTGCCAGAGAGCGGCCAGCGGCCACAGCTTTGTCAGCCAGTTCACGCTTGTTGTGGGCTGCGGCGAGACGGAACATCTCCGCAGTTTCCTTCGAGGCGGTGCGGGCGGCTTCAGCCTTGACCGCATCCATATCAAAATCAGCCATTGTGGCCTCCTTTATAGGTGTTGCGTTTACGGTGGTGGTCAGGTTGTCAGCCGCCGATCTACCAACGCCGACTGTCCTGTCGGCAGGGATAGACACGATGGAAACTTCCATAGGCATCCAAGAAACGGCGCGGAATGTCTCCTTGCCTTCCTTTTCGAGTTTGTTGATCTGATAGCCGACCGAGATATTACCCCGGATGCCATCTTCAACATCATCAAACACATCTTTGGCGAGTCCGTTCTTTCCGAACCGAACAGTCGCACGGAGACGCCGTGCCGAGCCATCCAAGGTGACTGATTCCACAACGCCGATCTGCTGTGTCGGATCATGATCCAACAGCAGAGGCGCTCGACCAGAGTTCAAGAACGACAGGTCAATGCTGCCGGGCTTGTGGTCGAGAATTTCAATTCCGAAGCTGCGTTCAACAGGCTCTTCCGAAGACACAGCAACCTTCACCCGGCGCTTGCCCGCGTCAACAACCTGATCGTCCATGTGCATGGAGCGAACCTCAAGGCCATCACGGGAATACCGTTCAGATTCCATCTCAAGATCATCATCCTGAATTTCGATTTCGCCAGCCATCGCTGCTTCCTCCATTTCACGGGAGATCATATCAAACTCACCCCCGTCTTGCATAGAGCGAGCATCTTTTGTCGCAGGCTCAAACTCAATCGGGTCAAAGTTGTTGCGCTTCAACCAAGCTTTAGCCTCATCAACAGTGAAAAACTGCGTCCGAAAGCGGATAGCCTGAATTTCGCTTGTGCCATCTTTGATACCGAAGATGAAATCAATGCCATCGCCGCCAGCGTCATTGCGACGGCTCAGTGCATCATACTTGCGTGGATCATGGATGCGGGCTGCGTGTTCGTTGGGATATGGCCGAGCGCCAGCCGAGCGGATCGGGCTGATCTTCTTCAGTGTCGAAAAACGATGCCCAACCAGAACTTCTGTTGCCTTGTCATCGCGGAAAATGCGGATCAACGCGGCTGGGTCTTCTTCCGTTGCGTCAACCGAAAAGTCGCTGTCTGGAATGCCTAATGTGCCTTCCGTCATAATATGTTCGATCTGGCCCATAGCCATGCCACCAGAAGAGTTCCATTCGACAAAATCGCCAAGCTTCAGTTCGTCAGGTGCAGCACGATTTTCTTCGTCCATGTCCATGTCTTCCTGATCCATCACGTCTTCCACAATGTCATCAGCCCAAGACTTGCCAGCGTCCCCGCCCCACAATGCCCATGCGATCCGGCCATTGGACGGGTAGCCATCTTCGCCGGGACGGAAACCTTGGGCTTCCTTGTCAACCTCATGGCGGGCAAAGAAGCTGCGCATCCGCTTTACCGTGTCTTCCGACAGGTTCTTGCCGTTCACAATGTCACGGGCGCGGGCGATGCCAACCTCAGTGCCGCCACGGCCAAACTCGCTGCGCCAATCAAGCCCACGCTGGGCTTCTTCCTTCATCTCAGATGTCGGCTCATACGGCATTTTCACCATCCACAGTCGCAGGCACAGGAGCCTTGTTACCGAATGGCTCATAAGCCATCGTCAGACCAAATATCTTAGCCATCTCTTTGTCGCGCTGGATTTGCGCAAACGTCTCTTCCGCATCGCGGCCATAGGTGGCTGCGATGTCAGTGTGGCTGATGATGCCATTTTGTAGGCCGACCACTGCCGCGTTGATCTCCTTCAGCGGGTCAACCCACTGGAATCCACGCGCCCGCCACGAAATGCCCAAGGCGAACTTCTCGAACTTGCCTACGCCGTTGATCGGGATCAGGGCGAAATCCATGACATGACGCATCCAAAGCCGGAACATTGGGTCGATGAAGTGTTCGATCATAAACCGCTGCTGGGTCTTATAGAAGTCGCGTTCTTCCAGCGCACCTTGGCGGATCGACGAATAGCTGGTTCCCTCAAGGTCGTTGGCAATTGCCGTATAGCTGACGCCCAAACCACCAGCGATGCCGCGCAGGATAGCCTTCTCGAAATCAGCAAACGCCGTTGTCGGGTGCGTCGGATCGAATGCCTTGAAGTCAACGCCAGCCGGAAGCTGATGGAACGTGCCAGCCTCTGCGTCGTAAAGCGGTGTGAAGGTGTCTTCATATCCATCTGCGGTGAAGCCGTCGCCAGCGGGCGATGTGAAGAAGCCCATTTTAGCCGCGCCAACGCGGGCAGCGACCAATTCAGCCTCACGATAGCCGTGCAACATCTTCAACGCTGGCATGGCCGTCACTGTCCACGGCACACCTCGCGTCTGATCGGCCCGCTCCTGAACGTAAACGTGCAGCACTCTATCAGCCGGAATCCGTTGACGGAATGTGCCAGTGGTTGTGGTCGCGTAATCATAGTCGCCGGGGTTGTTCACCAGCACATGGTAGGCCGCGACACGGCGCGTGGATGAATCCAGTTCGATGCCCATGCGCACCTGATTGCCATCGCGCAGCGTCTCGTTCATCTGATCGTCAACGCGGTCAGGCTCAATGATCT